GGACAAAGCTAAGAGATCTGGAGTTTACAAATGTTATGATGACAAAAAGATCCTAAAGAAAATTAGGAGAAGTTTGAATCCTGTTCGAAAGAAATTGTCTAAGGACATTAAGGCTTTAGGAGTGAATGTGAAACGTTGTGAATGTGGATGTGGGCGATTGGTTAATGAGAAGTACACCTGGGTAAGCTGGAGACAATGTCTGAGGAAATCTTGGTGGAGCGGTGGATGGCAGGGTTTGTCATTTCTTAAGCGCAGTGTTTGGAGCGGTTGGAAACGTGAACGTAAGATAGCAGTGAGACGATTTGCTCTAGGTTATTGGTATTACCCGAATTTCTATTGGGGTATGACTCAAGTGTACTACAGGAGACTTATGATTGCAGTATTGACAAATAAGTATGTGTTCAAGTTAAGGGTAACCCAACGATATCTCAGAAGAAGTTTAGCTGCCACTACATCCCCTCTAAGTTACGCAGATATAGCTAAAATTGCAGCAACTTTAGGAATTCTGGGAGTAACCCTAAGAGTAGCCATCAAGTCTATTCCATTGTTGTTAGCTAAGGAAGAAGAAAAGGAAGAAGAAAGAATTTTAGAATTTACAAAGAAAGTTCCCACAGAGAAATTCTTAAAGATGAAACAAAAGTATACTGTAGACAAACCTGCTGATCTAAGTAAATCTCTGGAAGAGAAAGAAGAAGTTGTCAAGTCAGAGGCACCAGCGGTTATTTATGGGACTGAAGACATTAATTCTTACATGAAGAGGTCAGATGAAGATATTTTAGTTGCTCCTCCGTTGAAATTGAAGAAGAAATCGGTGCATGATACGTACGACAAAGAACAAGAGTGGCATCCAAGAATTCCTGCCAATCAGTTAAGATTGAACAACAAAGATGATATTTTGAGACGAGTTGAAAATAACACTGTGCATTTTTTTACTACTAGTCATTCTGGAGTACCAGGTTTTTACCATGGATTTGGATTGTATGGAGACAAAGTGGTTATTAATACACATAGTTATTTGAGAACGAAGTTTTTTGTGATTTCATGGGAGAAAGAAAAGTCGGTAGGAGTAGTCCAACACGCGATGGAAGATTTGAAAGCTTGGCATGTATCTCCAGATACTACTGTTGTTGCGATTCCTGGATTAGCTTTTGACGACAGTCGAGATTTACTTCATTTTGAACCAATTGTCGGTGCAAAAGACTGGCGTGGAGAGACTATTCACTTCTCAACTACACCTGTACGGAATCAGTACAAAGAGAACATCTTATGTCATTACAGATACAAGCCTTATGAATCAGATGAGGGAGACTGCGGGAAACCAATGCTTGGTTACGTTGGAAAACAAGTGTTTCTGTTGGGAGTCCATTCTGGAAGGTTAACAGCTGAATTTACAGATGAACATGTTGGAAGTACAGTTACCTTTTTATCTAGAACGCAATTATCTCAGGTGGAAGATACAGGTTTTGAAACGTACTCGAATGGTGTTCTCCGATTTTCACCAACTTTAACGCGTGCGGAACCTCATCCAAGAAATGCTTTAGTTTGGGAAGACGCACCAGGACTCCGTGTTTGGGGTAGTATTAAAGACCTCAATTTGGGTGTTATGAAAACGTCTATTAAAGAAACACCGTATATTGATGAAGTGGAAGACGTTATTGGAATTCCGATCAAGGACGAGGAAGGTTATTTATGGGGGCCGCCTATGATGAAACATGTGAAAGTCGATGGAGAATATTTTGCACCGTATAACAATTGGATTCGAAGTATTGGACAAAAACGACAGCCCTTGAACAAAGAAGTTTCTGATAAGTGTGTTGAAAGTATCGTCAGGACTATAACGAAACGGCTTATCTCTGCTGGAATTACTGCGATGACTCCCTATAGTTTGGCTATTGCACAAAATGGCTACACTCAAAATGATTTTATTCGTAGTATGAATATGTCGACCTCAGCAGGAATACAGCTTCCGGGGAAAAAGAAAGATTGGGCATTTGCAGTTGAGAGTGATGGACGGATGAATTACATGCCAAAAACATACATTGTGGAAACTGTTGCTGATATGGAGAAAGCTTATGATAAAGGGGAAATGGCGCATCCGATTATTGGAGCTCAATGTAAAGATGAAGTTAGAGATCGAGAGAGACAAAAGTATGCTAAAACTCGAATATTCTGCATGTCCTCTTACCAGAGTATACTTTTGGCGAGAAGGTACTTACTTAGTTTGTACTCCTCAATGCAAGCTCATGGCAAAGCTTTCTCTTCCCTTATAGGAATCAACATGCATTCTAAGGCTTCAGATGAATTGTACAAAAGTTTAGCAAAAACACCGAATACGATTATTCAAGGTGATTACTCTGGTTTTGACAAGAAGATGCCCATAGACGTAGGTAAATCAGCTAATGATATCGTAGTGAAGATTTTGACCAAATTTGGTTATAACAGAAAAGCATTGAAAAGGGTGAATGGAATCTTAAGTGACAATTTATACCCAACTGTGTTGATGGGGGGAACTGTTTTCCAGTGTCCTGGGTTACAACCCTCAGGAAAGTATGGTACGGCTGAAGACAATTCGATTAGAAATTTGTTTATGTTACATTACGCTTTCGCAATGTTGTGTACTGAAGAAGGAAAAAATCATCCACTGAATTTGACTACTAAATGGAAAGTTGGAAATTTTTACGACTTAGTTAATCCGTATATTTATGGTGATGATTTTGTGGCCGGAGTTAGTGAAGATCTTCCTGAGTTCAACATCCTATCATATGCAGAATTTTCAGAATATGAATTTGGTTTGAAGATCACTACCCCAGAGAAAACTACGGTAAGTACTCCATATGTGAAGGTTGACGATGTCAATATTTTGAAAAGGACTTTTAGAACACATTCAGCTTTGGGGAGGAAGGTAGCTGTACTTGAAAAGAAGAGTTTGGCAAAGACGTTGACTCATTATTTGCCTTCAAAGTCCGTGGAACCAGCCACTCAGTTTTGTGAGAGTGCTAGGAGTGTTTTAAGGGAAGTTTTCTTTTACGACGAAAGAGAATGGTTCGAAAAGGTTAGGACTTGGATGGTTGACAAGATGACAGAAATAGAATGTGGATCGAAAGAGGCATTGGAAGAATACTTCCCAACTTGGGAGACCTTTGTTAAAGTGTATCAAGAAAAGGACGGTATAGTTACAATGAAGTCCGAGGCAGAGATCAGCTTATCGAAGTTAGATAAGACGTTACGATTGATGAGGCTGAGGAGTTTTTACCCAGACATTTGGGATGCTTATTATCGAGAGTTTGTCAATTCTCCTTTAACTGCTTTATCGTCAGTTAAGCCTGTATGGACCGTCGATGTTTTTGAAGAATTAGAAAAGATGTCTTTAGCACCTCCCGGGCGTACTCGTTTTTCCGAGGTTTTGTATGGATTTGTTTATACATTAGTCAATCACCACTTCCCCCTGTTTTTCTCTCAATTGGGTTCCTCAAATCCGGATTTTTATCCTTCTTCTCCTATAGTTCTAATGGACAGTGACAAGAATTTG